TGCGCGACGAATATGAAGAACAGATGAGCGGCTCAGAAAATGCCTACCGTCTGGCGATTTTCGACCCAAAGATCACCAAATTCGAGCCGATCAATATCCAGCTCAAGGACGCTCAGTTCCTACAGAGCATCGAAGCCACTGATAGGGATATCGCCAATTTCTTCGGGCTTCCCGAGCACATGCTCAACCGGGGCAAAGAAGCCTATAACTCCAACGAGCAGAAATATATCGAATACCTGCAGGGCACGCTGGATTCTTACCTGGTGCCCTGGGAAGAGGCGGCCAGGATCCGCTGGCTTTCACGGGAAGAGCAGGCTGACACTTATTTTAAGTTCATCCGTGAATCACTATTGCGTATGGACAGCAAGACACGTGGAGAAGTCTATGCCAGCTTCATCCAAAATGGCATATTTACTCCAAATCAAGCTCTCGAAAAAGAAGATATGAGCGGCTATCCGGAAGGGAACCGCCATTACATGATGAGCACCGTTGCGCCGATCGAAGGCGATCCTACCCAGAAGGAAGAAGATAACAATGCCTTATCCAAATGAGCATGCATGCCGATTGCGCGACCCTGGAGATTTCCAATCGAACAGCTTTCGAAGGGAAAGCCGGGAATCGGATGGCAAACGTTACGACGTGATTATGGGACGTCTGAAAGGCGAGACCACGATGACTGAGCAGGCCTACCGCTATCCAAAAGATATCTGGACGGAAGCCGAGGCGCGTGCGCATTGCAAGGAACATAAAGGAATTTTATTCGAGCCAGCTAGTGGTGGGGCGACATCGGAAGATCTATTTGGCGATGAATGTTGTGAAGAGAGGAATGCTATGACTCATTCTTACGTTTTGCAAGCTTTCGTGGAAACGCCCTGGGCGATTTTACCCCATAAGTTGGCGGTCCTGGAAGAGATCGTCATACGGCACGTGTCTGGTGAGAAGTTGGACGCCGAGGAAGTACAAGCGCGTATCCACGGTGCGCGCCGGCCTGCGGACCGGCGAGTAGGCAGTGTAGCCGTGATGCCCTTATTTGGGACTATCTTCCCCAGGGCCAATCTAATGACGGATATCTCCGGAGCAACCAGCGCTGAACGCTTCGGAGCGCAGTTCTCGGAGCTGGTTAGCGATCCGCAAATCGGGGCGATCATATTGGATGTGGATAGCCCTGGCGGCCAGGTCAATGGCGTCGATGAGCTCTCCCGAAAGATCTTCGAGGCGCGCGGGCGAAAGCCAATCATCGCAGTGGCCAATCACCTGATGGCCTCGGCTGCCTATTGGATCGGCACGGCGGCAGACGAGGTGGTGATCACCCCATCCGGAGAGTTGGGATCGATTGGTGTCTTCGCCGTCCATAAGGATATGAGCAAGGCATTCGAGCAAGCGGGCGTCAAAGTATCGCTGATCAGCGAGGGGCGATACAAGGTCGAAGGTAATCCTTATGAGCCATTGACCGAGGAAGCCCGGACCGCCATCCAGGTCAGGGTGAGCGAAGCTTACGACGCTTTCGTCCAGGCAGTCGCGCGCAACAGGGGCGTGAAATCCTCGGCGGTACGCAATGGATTCGGCGAAGGGCGTGTAGTGGGCGCACCCCAGGCTGTGGAGCTTGGCATGGCGGACCGCATAGGGACGCTGGAAGAAACCATCAACCGGTTACTCGGTCCGCAGGCGCAGATATCCCAATCGGCGCTCACAGAAGAGGAAGAAATCGAGGCGGAAGATCTCCGCCAACGAGTTAAATCTATCTTGGAAAAGGAGTGAAGCATGAACGATCTAAAAATCTATTTCGATGCCGTGAACACGGCGGAAGCGGAGGTTCAACGAATCGCCCATGATATCGATGAGCTTTTCCGCGAGGGAACAGAGGAGAGCAAGGCCAAAGCCCTGGAGATGAAATCCCAGTTGGACGCGGCCATCGCTAAACACGATGAAGCGGTCGCTCTCTATGAGGCGATGAAGAAAGCCAACCGGCCCAATGACGCGGCCAAGAACTTCGTGCCCGTTTCCAGCACCACAACCGAGCTGACCGAGAACAGCCAGCCGGCGGTGATCAAGCGCGCCGAGTACGACCATATGGGCCTGGTGGACCGGGCGCGATATATCAAGTCCGGAGGGACTGTAGAGGATTAGTTACACAGTTACATAGTTATGTAACTTATATGAAATTCTGAAGAACAGGAGAATTCACAAATGGCTAACACACTAACCGGATTAATCCCAACCATCTATAAAGGGCTGGATACCGTCTTGCGCGAGCTGACAGGCTTCATCCCGGCGGTGACCTTTGACGCTTCCGGCGAGCAAGCGGCAAAGGATCAAACGATCAGCTGGCCTGTCACACCGGCGGCCAGCGCGGGTGATGTCACACCGGCCACAACCGGGCCGACCCCAACCGCGCAGACTATCTCCCCAGGGACGATGACGATCAGCAAGAGCCGGTCGGTAGTCTTCGGGTGGAACGGCGAAGAGCAGAAGAGCCTGGGTGGTTTGTACAACCAGATCCTGGTGGACCAGTTCGCGCAGTCGATGCGCACGCTGGTCAATGAGGTAGAGACCGACCTGGCGGCTCTGTACGTGGCGGCCAGCCGGGCCTATGGCACAGCCGGGACCACGCCGTTCGACAGTACCAATAAGCTATCCTTTACAGCGCAGCTGCTGAAGATCTTGCAGGACAATGGCGCGCCAACCGGGGATCTGCAGCTTGTGATCGATACCACAGCCGGGGCAGCGCTACGCACGTTGACCGAGCTCACCAAGGCCAACGAGGCGGGTAGCATCGAACCGCTGCGGCGGGGTGTGCTGCTGGATGTGCATAGCTTTGCCATCCGCGAGAGCGCGAAGGTGAAAGCGCATACCAAGGGCGCAGGCTCCGGCTACCTGGTGGACCTGACTGCCGGCTATGCTATCGGGAGTACCGCTGTCCACCTGGATACCGGTCTGGGCGAGATCAAGGCCGGGGATGTCCTGACCAACACCAAGACTGGGCGAGACACCAATAAATATGTTGTCAAGACGGGCGGCACCGGGACGACCGGTGTGGATACCGATATCGTGCTGGCCAACCCTGGCAACCGTGTAGCCTGGGTCAACAACGATCCGGTGGCGATCGGTAATAGCTTTACCGCCAACATGGGCTTCAGCCGTTCGGCGATCGCGCTGATGATGCGGGCACCGATGATGCCGGAAGGCGGGGACGCGGCCGACGACGTGACGATCATCACCGATCCGCAGACCGGGCTCTCCTTCCAGGTAGCCCTGTATCGCCAATACCGCCAGGTGGCCTTCGAAGTTGGCCTGGCCTGGGGCGTGAAGGCGGTCAAGCCGGAAGCGATCGCTATCCTGCTCGGATAAGAGGGCCGATAGTGGAGGGCAAACATACAGGTTTGCCCCTACCAGCGGTGGAGGATGGGCGCCCATCCTCTTTGCCGCGGGAACAATCATAACGCTCCAAGAAAGGAGTTATTATGTCTTACCTGAATGATCGTGTGCTCGATTTCGGGCTGGACGTGCTGGATACCGAGGCCAACCGGCTGGATATCTGTTCGCAAGAGCCAACGACTTTCGGACAAGCGACCACGGATGGAACCTACAGCCTGGGGAATAAGACCTCCTTGAGCATCGGAAGCCCGGCCGCGCGCAGCCCGTCTGGGCGTAAGGTGACAGTGGCACAGATCACGGACGGAGCCGTGACCGAAACGGCCACCGCGACGCATTGGGCGATTACCGACACGGTCAATAGCCGGCTGTTGGCGACTGGCTCCCTGTCTGCAGGCCAGTTGGTCACTGACGGGAATACGTTTACTCTGGCGGCCTTCGATATTGGCATACCAGGGCCGGCATAGCTCTCGGAGATTGATATGCCTTTTCGCCTGACGCAGGTTACTTTCCGCGCTCGTAATGACGATGGCAATGAAACCGCTGCCACCTGGAAAGCCATCGCGGGCAGCGATTGGACCCAGCTGGTTGATACGAGCTTTCGTGTACGCTTTCGGCTGGACGAAACGGGCGGAACAGCCTGGACCAATAAGACATTCAACCTGCGCTATTCTCTGAATGGCGGCGCGTATACCGCTGTTGGTGCAGGGCAACCAGTCGTTTTTGCTTCTTCCGGAAATTTCGCCCAAGGCGATGACTGCACCGAACAGCTCACCGGCGGAACAGGGACCTTTGTTGCTAATAACAATGGGATGTGCGAGAGCGCCGGGGCGATCAATTCTGGCACCGGCGGCTATCTTTTCGAGGTCGAATTCTGCATCCAGATCGCCGGAGCATCGGTAAGCCATAACGACACAATCAACCTGCGAATTTATGATGGCAACAGCGCCATCAATACTTACACGGATACCCCGGTCATCACTGTTTCCAAACCCGTTAGCCTGACCGCGAACGGCGTCGACGCTGGAGCGCCGTCTCTGGGCGCGCCGGCGATCGGGCAAATCCATGCGCTGGCGGCCACCGGAATAACGACGGGCGCTCCAACCCTGGGCAGCCCTGCTCTCTCTCAACCGGTCAACCTGACGGCCAACGATCTGACGGCGGGCACGCCGATCCTGGATATACCGGCAATCGGGCAAATACACTCGCTGGCAAGCGGTGAGCTGGCAGCCGGCGCTCCGACTTTGGACGCTCC